CTATGAACCCATGCCCGTGTAGTTATCAAGTTTGACTAAGTTATAAATTGGCTCAATTTTAGATACTTTAGCTCCATTTTGAACTATTGTCTCTACATCTATTCTTTTTACTAATAAATTAATTATTTTACGCTTATCTTCAAATGTTAGATTGTCAATCTTGTTATAATAAATTTTAATTTTAGAAGACATATTATTAACCAGTTCGTCTTCATGTTCATAAGCGTTTAGCTTTTCTTCAAGAGTGTATATTAACTTCTTGATTTTTTCTTCTTCTTTTTTAATATCTTTTAGTTGTTGTTCAATATCTTCTTCTGTGATTAAATTTTTTCTAAAAAGAGTTAAAATATTATTCTTTTCATTTTTTATTTCTGATAAAGAAGATTTAAGTTTCTTTAAATCAGCTCTTGCTTCTTCGCTTGGATTTTTGTCTTGCTTTTTTATTTCCTGAACGCAACTATCAAAGTTTTTAATTATATACAGACAATCGTTCCAAATTATTTCTTCGATTTTTTCTGCATTTATGTTAATATTATCACATTTCATGCCCAATAGTCTGCTATTTTCTCCTCTTTTCCCACTACAGCAATATACCGCACTTTTTTTCTTATAACTAATCCCATAGTATGTATTACCGCAATGTTTACACTTAATCAATTTTCTTAATAGGAATTCTCTATTTTTCATATTTCTTTTAGACATAATAGTATTTTTTTCTTTCTGTTTCTGTGCCTTATTCCATATTTCTTCTGTCACAATAGCTGGAACTTTTCTTAATATAGTTTCTTTTCTTCTTGAACCTCTCTTCCCATATTCATGTACTCCCTTATAAGTTGTGCTATTTAGAATTCTTAATATACTTCCAGAGCGCCATAATCCAGTCACGTTTTTAGTTCTTTTCCCTTTACCAGTGCCACAACTACTGGGTATGTTTAAATTATTCAAGTATAAAGCAATATTTACAGCAGATAATTTTTTATTTACGTATAAATCAAATATTTCTCTTATAACATTAGCTTCTTTTTCATTTATTTCTAAATAACCATCACTGTTAACAATATACCCATATGGAACTATTCCACCCATCCATTTGCCATTTTTAGCAGCTCTTGTTGCACCGATATACATTCTATCAAGTATGTTATTTCTCTCAAGTTCTGCCATGTTGAGATATGTTATAAATTGAAACCTTCCTGTAGCAGTGTTTAAGTCAAAAGGTTCAGTTACAGACATAATCTCAATATCATATTTTCTTAACATTTCTATAGCTTTAAGACCACTTAATGTGTCTCTTCCAAATCGGTCAATTTTCCAAACTAAAACAGTATCAAACAATTTTTTAGATGCATCATATATAAGTTCTTTTCCTGCTGGCCTCTCTTCAAATGGGATTGTTCCAGAGACGCCATTATCTAAATATTCTTTAAAGACTTTAAAATTTTCTCTTAGTTCTATAAAAGTATTTAATATTTCAATCTGATTTTCGATAGTGTCTCTTTCTTTCTGTTCATCACTCGATACCCTACAATAAAGGGCAACCTTTCTCATTTTAATCATCCTTCCTATTAACTCTACCTAACTTTTCCATTAGTTCTCTTTGCTTTCTTATAGATCTAAAAGTAATATCTAAAGCTGATTGAATCTGCTCTTTTTCCATTTCTGTTAATTCGTTATCATCTAAAACCAATTCATCTGAGCTAAGCATAAAACGCATTGCCTGTTCAATATCTGTAACAATATATTCTTTATTTAATTCAGTAGAGAACAACTCATCTACGCCTACTCCAAGCACATTAGCAATTTTCTCTACCGTATTGCTATTTAAACTCTGTCTATTACCACTTTCTATTTGGCTAATAGTTGCGGAACTTATGTTGGCTTCTTTAGCTAACTTATAAGCGCTAATACCTTTTTCTTCTCTTATTCTTTTAATATTCATACCTAAAATAGAAATACTCATTTTTCTCACCCTTTCCCCTATACATTATTTTCTTTTACGAAAATAGTTTAGCATTATTATCTAGCTTAGTCAATTTAAAAATATAAAAATAGTTTCGACAACGAAATTATTAGTGATAAGTAGATAATTATAGAAAAATGATATTATTTTATCAAAAAAGCTAAAAATAAGGAAATTAAAAAATTGCATACTTTCGAAACGCAAACTATAATTTAAGTATAGTTTTGAAAACGAAAAGAAATGAGGTGTAAAAATGAATTTGCAAGAAATCATAGCTCAAAAAGGTTTAACAAAATATAAAGTAGCTAAGCAAGCAAAAATAGGACAAGCGACCATATCTGAATTGGTTTCAGGCAAAAGAAAAGAGCCAAAATATTCTACTGCTTTAAAATTAGCCAAAATATTAGATGTGAAAGTTGAAAAAATTTATGAAGCTATTAAGGAGGGGCAAGATGAAAATAAGAAGCGAAATAATAGATGGTAAAAAAAGGATAATAATAATCAGAAAGGTATCGGGTGTCGATGTTTCAAAAAAAGTAGTAGAAACAATTATGGGCGAGGGATGGAAATTTGAGCCCCCTAATGGGAATAAAAAAGCTGTTTAATAGTGAGGAGGTAAATATGAGCAACATTATTAAAATTTTAAATCAAGATGGACAACTTGTAGTTTCAAGTAGACAGGTAGCAAGAGACTTTGAAAAAGAGCATAAACACGTATTAGAAAGTATTGATGCACTAGTTAAAGGGGTAGCCGAAAAATCGGCAGACCTATTTATACCGGCAGAATATCAGCACGAGCAAAACAAACAGATATATAGAGAATACCTTTTAACTAGAGATGGATTTTCACTCTTAGTTATGGGGTTTACTGGACCAAAAGCTCTTCGATGGAAGCTTAAGTATATAGAAGCTTTCAACAAGATGGAACAAGCGCTAAAAGGGCAACAAAAGTTTACTTGTATAGAAGATGTACTTATTCAATCATTACAGGAAATGAAAGATGTTAAACAACAACTTAACCAAGTTAATCATAAAGTATTAGAAACTAAAGAAGAACATAAAACAGTAAGAGAGGTTATAGAAATAAGACCTTCCAACAGCTGGAGAGGTGAAACAAATAGATTAATGACTAAGATATGCTTTAAACTTAAAGATTATAAAAAACCTAAGGAAGAAGCTTATAAAGCACTAGAAGAAAGAGCAGGTTGTGATTTAAAAATAAGACTAAAAAATATGAAAGCAAGACAAGCATTGCAAGGTGTATCTAAGAGTAAAATTGATGAACTTAATTATTTAGATGTTATAGCACAAGATAAAAAGCTTATAGAGATTTATACAGCCATAGTCAAGGAAATGGCTATTAAATATAAAGTTGCATAAAGAAAAGGTAAATTTAAAATGCTCAAAGTTGGAGGGATTAAAATGTTAAAAAAATTACTAGAAGGAAGAGTAGGGCACTTAAGTAATTCAGAATTTTCAATCATATGTGAGATTGTTACAGATGATATTAAGCTTAACAGGATTAGCTTTAAAAAGAGGACTAGCCTGGATCATGTTTTGGACATAGCAAAGGGAATAAAAGAAGAGCTGCGCCAACAGCTCAACTAGATAGATTTATGAAATTTTTATCTACAATAAAAAATAAAAGAGAAAGAAAGAGAATTGAAAGGAGAATAAAAAATGGACAAGCTTGAATGGCTTAAGGAAAGGCAGAGAGGTATTGGTGGAAGTGACGTAGGAGCTATCTTAGGAGTAAACAAGTGGAAAACACCATTTGAAGTATATCTTGAAAAAACAGAAGAAATAACAGAAGTTAAAGAAACATCTGAAGCTGCTTACTGGGGAACTGAATTGGAGGAACTTGTTGCTAAGGAATTTTCAAAGAGGACCGGTAAGAAGGTTAGAAGGGATAGCAGACATTTAGTGCATCCTAAATACCCATTTATGGTAGCAAATATAGACCGTAGAGTTGTAGGAGAAAATGCAATTTTGGAATGTAAGACTGCTAATCAATTTTTAGCCAAGGAATGGAAAGATGATGAAATACCAGCCAGTTATATTCTTCAATGTCAGCACTATATGTCCGTAACTGGAGCAGAGAAGTGCTATATAGCTTGTCTTATAGGTGGGCAAAGATTTATCTATAAAGAAATTCCTCGAGACAATGAATTAATTGAAATGATAATAGCGGCTGAGAAGGAGTTTTGGGAGGAGCACGTAATGAAAAGAATTCCTCCAGCTTTAGATGGATCTAGTGCAGCTGAAAAATATCTTAATGAAAGATATTCTAATCCAACACCATATTCGGAGATAAATCTTAAATCAGAATATAAAGATATGATAAATGAATACTTACAGCTTAAAGAAAATATGAAAGCTCTTGAAACTAGATTGAAAGAGATTGAGAACAACATTAAGAATGAGCTTGCAGATAATGAGAAGGGGTATGTAGGGAATTATGAAGTAAACTGGATGCCTGTGACATCATCAAGAGTGGATAGCAAGCTCTTAAAAAGTAAATATCCAGACATATATAAAGATGTTTGTAAGAAATCGACCTATAGAAAATTTAGAATAAAGGAGTGTAATTAACAATGGCAACAGTAAATGAATTAAAAAATGAAATAGCAACTAAAAAGGAAACAGGAGTAGGTAGTGCAGGGAATACGATAAAGAGCTTACTAAACAGTCCTAATATTAAGAAAAGATTCGAGGAAGTATTAAATAAAAAAGCACCGCAATACATGAGCAGCATAGTTAATCTAGTTAACGGTGATACAAACTTAAAGAAATGCGACCAAATGAGCGTAATTGCAAGTTGTATGGTTGCAGCTACCTTAGATCTCCCGGTGGACAAAAATCTTGGTTATGCATGGATAGTGCCATATGGCAACAAAGCACAATTCCAGTTAGGTTATAAAGGATATGTTCAACTTGCACTAAGAACAGGACAATACAAGGCTATAAACGTCATAGAGGTCCACGAAGGTGAGCTAATAGAGTGGAATCCACTTACAGAAGAATTAAAGATTGATTTCAATCAGAAAAAATCAGATGCAGTTATAGGATATGCTGGATATTTTGAGCTAATTAACGGATTTAAGAAGTCTACATACTGGACCAGGGAACAGATAGAAAAGCATAGACAAAAATTCAGCAAGTCTGATTTTGGATGGAAAAAAGACTTTGACGCTATGGCTAAAAAAACGGTACTTAGAAATATGCTATCGAAGTGGGGAATATTAAGCATAGAAATGCAAAATGCTTATACAGCGGACCAAGCTACAATAAAACCGGAAGCAGTAGAAACAGGGGACATAAAAGGCAATGTTGACTATGTAGAAGCTGATTTTGAAAGTTACGAGGGGACACCATTTGAAGAGTAGTAGGTGACTTTTATGGCAGGAGAAGTAAATAAAGGGTGGATAAGCCTATATAGAAGCATACAAGACCACTGGTTATGGCAGGAGAAACCTTTCAGCAAAGCACAAGCATGGCTAGACCTTCTCCTGTCTGCCAATCATGAAGATAAAAAAATAGTATTTGACAGTAATTTAGTAGAAGTTAAGCGTGGAGAGTTTATAACATCAATAAGGAAATTATGTGAGCGCTGGGGATGGAGTAATAGTAAAGTAAAAAAGTTTTTAGACACACTCCAATTGGATGGGATGATAGCCTATAAAAGCGACACTAAAAAAACCGCCATAAACATAGTAAATTACAATGTT